GCGGCTTCCCAATAAATGTTTTGAGTCAGGCAACGCAGTTGGCGAGCACGTTCCTCCCCACTAACTGGATGCATTGCAGACATCTCTGCTTTCTCGGCCTGTAAGGCTTCGAACTTGTTTTTGGTTACCTCTACCAAGGCGTATGTGGCCAACCACATACCAAAAACGATTGATACAAATTTTGCTAAGTTTGGCAAATATTGTCTCATCTATTTTTCCCTCCTTATTAAGGTTGTAGTTTTATATAACTCTGTAAATTTAGAGAAAACAACTGCTTTAACCCCATAATGTTGGTATATTATAGCATTTTTTCTGCTTTTTTACAAGTTAAATGGGTAGTTAATTGGTTAAATTAACCGGCAATTACATCCGAACTGCCAGTGGCAGCGTCACCACACGATGCTGCATCTCCAGCTCGGACTACACCAATGCCGTCGGCAAAGACAGTGCCGCTGGAACCTACCATTACTGGTCCAGCATGCAGTCCGGTACCATGACCAGCAACCGCATCACCTTTTACACTGATTGGTGCTCCGTTGACAATCACACTTGGAACTCCTGGTCCACTGATTGTTCCCCCGGCACTGTCTACACCAACTCTACTTACGCCTGGCATTATGTTATAATACTTCCTCTGGTTACTGGTTCAATACCTGTGGTTGTTTTGATATAATGTTTTTGCATCTGATCAATACTTGGTGCATGCATTATAACATGACTCTTTTGTAATGTAATATTTATATCACTATCGGCTGTAAACAAACTTTGAATCAATCCCATACCTTGCGGACCTGGCATAACTGTGCAAGGTTTTGATACTTGATATGAATCTGAATCATTACTAATGATTCTTGCAACGATTTCGTCGCCATTGGTCAATTTAAAACTGACTATATCGCCTTCTTGATAACCTCGTGAAACTAACATTTTATCCCTTTAGTAGTTGAAAAAATTCTGCTGATTTTGAATTTAATCCGTTAAAACCGCCAGGAATTAATTCATATCCATGAAAAATCTGTGGAACACTTCTTAATCCCTTATCTAACAGCATCTGCCTTGATTCTGGGTCGTTCTCGATGTTAACTTCAGTATACGGCACACCTCGACTTTCCAAGAGACTCTTGGCTCTATCACAGAACGGGCATTGTGATTTACTATAAATTGTAACCATAATTAATTTTTTCCTTTTGTTATTTTCTTTTAATTTGTAAAATCTAAAAATATAATAAATTTATTTGCATTTGCTTGTTATAATAATAATGCGACTGACATGTAATTCTACATTCTCCAGAAAGTATTGTTGATCCGCCTGCTTTATGCTCTAGTCTTGCGTCCCAATGATACATAGCTTTTGTTTTATAGTACATTTTTTTGTTTTCTTCTTCATCTTTATAAAGTAAATAAGAACCATTTGACGGCATGTCTATTGGAATTAAAATTGAACGACTACTTTCCATATTTGATTCATTGTCATATGCTAGTATTCCTTCGTCAATATGAAATCCCTGAACATCATCGTCGTTATAAATAAAAGGTTTATAAAAAATATGAAAACCCGGTACAGTTAAATTTGGATGTAGTATTGCTGGTTTTCCAGTTATTTGGAAAATTTTATCGCATATTCTTTTATATAGCCAATCAAAATTTTCTATTAGAATATTTTTTGTATCTTGACAAATTTTTGATTTTGGTGTATTAGTCTGAATCATAATATAAGTTGCATCACCTAGTGTATAATAATCTAAGTTGCTGTACCTGTCAGGTTTAAATACAGCCCAGTATTTTTTCAAATCTAGTATTTTGTTTTTTAGATCAATACACTCTTTATCGGTAATGAAGTTTTCTTCTATTATAAATTCTGTGAGAGACATTTTTTCTTGTTTTCTTTGCTATTTTAAAAAATTTGATCTTGTTTACATCTTTCTATTAATAATTCCATCCAATATTCGTATCCTTCAATAGTAGGATGAAAACCGTCGTCAGAAATTAAATTTTTTCTTAAGCAAGATTCAAACTGGCCTTGTTCATTGTCAAATATCCAATTTGATAAGTTTAAATTTTTAATTAGTTTTATATTATTTGAATAAGTGTGTGCGCACAATTCACCAGATTTTTGTTCAATTTCTGCAATTAGATTTTTGTTAAATTGATTTATCATTACACTAAAGTAATGCGGAATGTTTAGACTCTTAAGATAGTTTTGTATCTTGAGCATTTCCAGTAAACTCAGATAATGCAACTGTTCGTGGTCCATGAATTTATGAATACCTTTGAAGATCATGTCAGCATATGTGTGCTCAAGATGATCCCAACTACCAATACCACCAGTAAAAACATAGTCTTTATTGTAAAGATTACCTTTAGCCATCCAATCATCAAAATAGCTTATGTCATTGACAACTAAATCATATCGTGATAAACCAGACCAGCTGACATATATTAAATCAAAATTTTCTCTTACTGTAGCTGCGACTACCGAATCTGCTATAAATTTATTACCTGCTGCTGCATGGCTTAAATTAGTAATGCGTGAATTAGGAAATTTTTCCTGTAATATTGGTTCTAACTCTAGACAAAAGCTACAACCGGCTACGAGAATTTTCATTACAGGCTAAATCCTTTAAATGTATTATTATCTACATCTTGTTTTGTGCCACCAATTACATAACTTGATATTTCTGTTTCCTGTGGTGCCACTTGAACTTCAGCACCGGCAATCCATTTTTGTGTCCATGGTAATGGATTTGATCCTGGCTTAATGCCGCAGTCTAAACCTACCGCTGTCATACGCTTGCAGGTTAACCAATCAACATATTGACTTAACAATTGTTCATTGAGACCAATCATGCTTCCGTCTTTGAACAAATAGTGTGCCCACGCTTTTTCTTGTGCTGCTGCTGCCAAAAACATTTGCTCACATTCTGCACGAGTTTCTTCTTTTAAAGAAGCATAATCAGGATCATCCTGAGGTAGCAATTTGAGAAGGGTTTGCGTAGACCCTAAATGAACATTTTCATCTCGTGCAATTAATTTAATAATTTTCGCATTGCCTTCCATCTTTTTCAACTCTGCAAATGCCCATGAACAGGCAAAGGATACATAGAACCTAATACCTTCTAGAGCATTAACACTATTAAGACAGAGCCATAATTTCTTTTTTAATTCACGACGATCAACAACTACTGTTTGACCATTTACCGAATGACTGCCCACACCTAACAAATTGTAGTATTGTACAGAATCAATGAGATCATCATAATACTTTGAAATGTCTTTGGCACAATCTACAATTTCTTTTATATCCGTGAGCTCATCAAATATAACACTAGGGTCACTATAAACATTACGGATAATGTGAGTATAGCTACGGCTATGAATCGTTTCATTAAAGGCCCAGGTCTGAATCCAAGTTTCGAGCTCAGGAATAGTAGCGATGGGAAGAAAAGCAAGGTTGGGACTACGACCTTGAACACTATCCAAAAGGATCTGTCGCTTAAGATTGCTTGTAAAAATATGTTGTTCATGTTCAGTCAGTTCTTTGAAGTCCTTGGAATCACGCAATACATCTACTTCTTCCGGGCGCCAAAAGAATCCCAATTGTTTGTCGGTCAGTTTGTCAAATTGTCTATATTTTAGTACATCATACCTTTGTATAGGTTGTGCGCCTGATTCATCAAGAAATGCCAAAGCTTGTGTATGATTATTTTTATTGTTAATATTAAAGACGCTCAATTGTTATTCTCCAGCTGCATAAGTTTTTTCAAATATATCTTTTTTCACTACGCCATAATCGCTAGGGCCGTGTCTGACAATATAATCATTGTCTGCCGTGTAGTTTAACACTTCTCCCCAACTAGTTGCGACCGATCCGTTGTGGTCGGCTAATTTAGCTAACTTTATTATTTTCTTTGGATAGCAAACACCATCGCCAGCATCGTCTTTTAGTTCACGAAACTTTTCCGGAGGCATAGGATATTGTTCGCCTTTGGGTCCAGTTAGAATATAATATCCTTTTTTGTAGTTAACAGGTCCTTCTAAAGTTTGAATCACACCATCTTCGTTGGCAATTTTATACCGTTCAGGATTAGGTTTTTTGTAGGTTCGGAAAGAGCCTTCTTTAAACCAATCATCTGTAACAGTTACATCTTCAAACAAATTGATGTGCTTTCTCAAGGTCATTAAAACTGATCCTTTTCTGTACTGTGAGCCATTGCTGCTGTCGATCGGGAACCTACCGCTTCACTAATTAAATCAAAATAACCAACACCAACTTCGCGTTGATGTTTAATTGTGGTAAATCCTCGATCCTGTGCTGCAAATTCGCGTTCTTGCATTTCGCTATAACCAGCCATGCCACGCTGTTTATAAGACTCAGCTAATTCAAACGTAGCAAGATTATTGCAGTGAAAACCAGCAAGTGTAATAAATTGAAACCGATATCCCAGTTTACCCAATTCTTGTTGAAAAGTTAGACATTCAGATTCACTGAGATATTTTCTCCAATTGAAACTGGGACTGCAATTGTATGCCAACATCTGGTCAGGATAGATCGCATGGATAGCTTCTGCAAATCTAGTCGCTTGCTGAATATCAGGAGTTGATGTTTCAAACCACAGTAGGTCAGCATAAGGAGCATAAGCCAACCCACGCTGGATACAAGCGTCAATACCATTCTTATAATGAAAGAATCCTTCTTCAGTTCTCTCGCGGATAATAAAATCACTATCAAGAGGGTCGTGGTCCGACGTAATAAGTGTTGCCGCTTCCGCATCTGTCCTCGCCATAATAACTGTATCTACGCCAGCCACGTCTGCTGCCAGTCTGGCTGCATTGAGTGTGCGAATCATTTGGCTGGTTGGTACCAATACTTTACCGCCTAGATGTCCGCATTTCTTTTCACTGGCCAGTTGATCTTCAAAATGCACACCAGCTGCACCGGCTTCGATCATGTGAGTCATAAGCTCGTATGCATTTAAAGCACCGCCAAAACCTGCTTCCGCATCAGCCACAATAGGCAAGAAATAATCTACATCAGTTTTACCTTCAGCAAAATCAATTTGATCTGCACGACGAAAAGCATTGTTGATACCTTTTACCACTCTAGGCACACTGTCTACCGGATATAAACTTTGATCAGGGTAAGTGGTATTTGCTGTGTTGTTGGCTGCTGCTACTTGCCAACCTGACAGGTAAATGGCTTTCAATCCGGCCTTGGCATGTTGCACAGCCATTTGTCCGTTATAGGCGCCCAGTG